TTGTACTATGAATTATTCTTCAAAAGCAACGCTTTCAGGATATACAACGAATGAGATTGAGATGTATTCCAAAGCAGGTGTTGGCTTTATCAAAATCTTAGCTGGCAAGATGTGTTGGTCTCTGGTTTCTGGTGTAACTTCAGTCATAAGTCTGTAGTCATAGATACCGTGATTTGACTTAACATCAGCCAAAATTGGTTCAACCAATCCTCTGAATTGCTTTTCAAGTGTATCTGAATATTGTTCAAATATAAGATTTCTTGCAGCATCAGAAACAAGCTTCTTAACTCTAATCATCAATCTTCTGACATTGATTCTGTTAAGAGGACTATCGGTTGAATAAGCTGTCTTATTACCCCAAATCTTAACACCGTCTTTACCGAATGTCTTAATTGGGTTAATTCTGTTTTCATACAATGTATCTTCTTGTACCAAAGTTGTCTTGAAGTCAGCCTTTACGCAATTTACATTACCACGTTCAAAACCAGCAGGTGCGAACCATGGGTATGAATTGTTATCGGTTTTAGCTATATTTCTAACAACATCCTTTGTTGGTGGCAAGTTGATATATTGATTGTTGAAGCTGTCATAGAACATAATCCATGGGAAGTATGTGCAAGCATATGAAGTATCGATATCGCTATCTTCAAATTCCATTGCCAATTCTTCTGGGCTCATGTTGTTTGGTGAATCCATTATGTATAACAAATCTCCGCCACGTCCATCTTCTGGGTCTTCAACTGTATCAATGACATCAAGTGTTAAAAGTTTGTTGTCATACCAGTTAATACCAGGTGTGGCCAAAAGGTTGATGTCAACATCTTGTGGATTTGCAAAAACCCTATAACCAGCAAGGTATGCATAATAGTCACTTGTAATTGCTGTTGAAGGTAAATTCAATTGATTATTCAATCCATTGTAATTAATCTTTGTAAATACGCATGACTCTTTGTTTTCTCTGTTTTCAACAATATACTTTGTAGCTTTGTATTCGTCAGTGTTTGTTCTTGATGGTCTATTTACATCCCATCCATCAAATCCACCATAGAAATATGTTGTGAACTTACGTAAGCTTTCATCCTTATAAATTGTGTGGTTGATGTATTCACCCTTGATGATTCTAGGAGCAAATCTGTCGCTTGTTACTGTATCTTCAGAAACTGAATCAAATCTGTATCCTGAAATATCATCAACTGTTACGTTTGCAGCATCAGCTTTACCTACTACAGAATCCATATGGAATCCCTTTGTAAGCATATTTGGATTTACATCGCCTTGTTCATCATAGAAATAAACACCTTTATACTTTAAGATATCGCTGTCAAGAATGTCTCCGTTTAATCCAAAGTATTGTTTTCTTGAACGAACTGCTGGGTCAAAGCTTCTATAATATTCAACCTCAACATTTGGTGTTGCTGCTGTATCTGAATTATATGATGGCATTGGGAATCCTAAGAATCCGCATGGTACTGAACCGCTCATGTCTTCATCTGTTGCCAAAACAACTGTTATATACTTTGATTTTGACAAATAAGCTCCATCGCTTGTTCCAATCTTAACACCAATATATGAGCTATCTCCAACATTCATTGTACAATTTGAATATTTCTCCAAAATTACAGGAGCAATATCAGTATCATTGTAATCTCTTACAACAACATCAAATGTACCCTTGAATGGGTTAATCTTCTGGATAGAAACTTTAACTTGTGTATTGGCAGCATTACCGTCTGATATAGTTAAGAACTTGAACAACTTTCTCATTGTTATAACTATATTTTCAGAAGTACCACTTGTTTCTGAAGAAGCATATGCTTCAGATACAAACCATGGAGTTTGTGCTGGCCTATACATTTCACAGTAATCATCATACATTTTACCAACATTTCTTACACCAGAAACAGATGTGATTTTCAAGAATTTCTTATCTTTATATGGATTTGCTTCAGTATTTTCATATTCGTCAAAATACTTTTCTCCAGTGTAATAAAGTCTGTTATCCTCAGAATTTTCTGATGGAATAGCTACTATTGTTTCATCGTTACCATCGAGTTCTGCTAATTCAGCATCGGTTAACATTCCTAAGTTATCAGAAACCCTATACACAACCTTTTTAACAGTTTCTCCTTCTTCTTCTATTTCAACAATTTCTTTTTTCTCTATTCTGTAAGATTGATATGTTTCTGCTGATGTAATCATATCTGCTTCAGACAATATGTTTTCAAAATTTTCAGCCAATTCAACATTTCCATACATTGAGCTTTCATATACTGCCTCAATGTATATTGGTGTTGTTCCAGTTTCTGGGCTTGAGCTGATTACTTTGTAAATATAATCACTGTCATTAGGGTCTAATGAAACATTATAAACATAATAGTCATCTTCTGTGTGATATCCAGAATTATTGCTTTGGCATGTTACCTTAATTGAAAACTTGTATCTAGAATTCAAAGATGTACTGCCACTGCTTGGCTTCGTAATACAATATGAATCGTAAATCTTAGGTGTATAAGGTCCCTTTTCAATCGTCTTTACGACTGGTTTTGGCCTATCTTCAACATCGCCCTCACATATGTCACCATCGTAGCTGTATTCCATTTTACTTCTAATTACTACAACTGGTTTTGAACTTTTTGTCTTCAATACCCAGCAAGGGCCAGCGTGATATCCAGAAAGACCAAGTACTTTAACAACATTAAGTCTCTTTGACTCTTCCAAATAGCTCTTTGCTATATATGGAAGGCCATACTTTGGAAGTCCAGTTCCTTTGTACTTTTCAGCTGATGTTCCGCCAAAATAGTCAACAAATTCGCTCCAATCCTTAACTTCGATGTTTTCAAATGCTGGTCCGTAAAGTGTTTCTCCTACTAATCCTAAACTTGTAATACCAAGACTTTTAACTGCATAAGTTACATCTCTTTCTTCAGTGTAGATACCAGGTGAAACATGACCTCTTCTTGCATCGCTTATCATTTTTGTTTTATATTTTTAATCCTTATTATTTTCTTTATAAATAGCATAAATATTCCAAAAAAAACTTTTTGAAAGTCTTTACATTAGCATTTTTCTTCAAAATCAACATTTTCTTTTTCGTTATCCACTCCTTTTTCTACAATATTGGTATAATCGTATCCAAAAATTTCTATTTTTGAAGAATCCATTGACCTTTTTCTTGCTAAGCCAGAAACCCTTATCTTGTCACCTTTTTTCAGTTCAAAATTTGAAACAAATCTCTGGAAATCGCCTTCAAAGTCATTACCGTCATTACTTATTTCAATCTTTTTGTCATTAACAAACAGATTAAAGTATTTTACATTAGTTAAATTTGCTTTATTTGCTTTAAAATCACAATCTATTGTAAAACTTTGTGATGTCTTGCAAAAATCTATGTTTATTGTCAATACTACGCTTTGATATTCATACGGAACGTTTGTTATATCATCGCCACATGGAATTTCTTCTATCTGAGCATATGATTTTTGTAAATTTACATCGCCATCAAATATTTCAAACTTCAATGAAGGAACCTCTACAGTACTGAAAAATTCTTTTGGCATTATGTAAGCCATTACTGTTATAAGATAACTTTGAGAGTAAAACCTTCTATTGTCAATGCTGTATTCTGATTCATCGGATATATCAGTCAATTTCATTGGCATAAAATGTCCGTTTGGTCTTATATAGCACTCAATTGCGCTGAATTTATCGTTAATCATCTGGTTGAATTTATTCAATAATTCATATTTGTTGGTAAAAATTGATAAAGTATATATTAAATCAATAGAAACTGGTTGTTTTGTTCTGTACTCTATGTAATATTTACCGCCAGACTTATCAACGGCCTGAACCCTTTTCATTAAAAACGTTTGTTCTCCTGGTATATTTCTTGTTTCTCCAACAATAGTTCCTAATTTAGGGTTATTTTCCCTTGTAATTGACTTGAAATTAAGAATTAGATTCTTTTTTTCATCTACATGTTCCCAAGATTGCATATATTCGGAAAACCTTTGGTTTGACAGCAATGTAAATGTTGGTAATTTTTGGCCATCAAAAACAATATCAAGGTCGTCTTCGACCCATCTTATGAAATCGTTATCAATATCAACATACTCTACTGGCTGAGGTAAAGGAGTATTGTCTTGAAGAACTTCTTTCATTAAATTCTTCCTTCTTTCCCATCCGTATGTTTTATCTCTTAAATGTAATATGTTTTTATATTCTCTACTCATAATTCAATTATCCATTAAATTCTCCTAAATCAACACTTGCACATTGTATAGTCCTTGCATATGGTTTTGTTCCATATAATGTGAATTTATTTGATGTCATACCAACCCTACCATCGTCAGTAACTGTGAAATATTCTCTCTTATCAGTGTCTATCTGTACGCCAATGTAATCACCTCTTGAAATGTCGCAATTATATTCCTCAAGTGTTGATAATAGAACGCTAAATGTCAACTTTCCAGTTTGTGCATAATATCCTGTTTGAAGTTTGTTGTTATAAGCCTTTGTTTCAGCATCAGATACATCATATATAACTGGTAAAACAATTGGTGTCTTGAATCTAACGGCATCCTTCTTAGCTTCTCCATAAGTGTCGTTCACCATGGTTTTTTCCAAATCAACTTGATAAAGAATTACCGTCTGGTTTGCATCCTGTTCCAAATATTCGGTTGCAAACCCCATTTCAAGGTCAAAATCCTCCATGCTAAAAAACTTGTTGTTTCTGGTAATAGGGACCTTGTTCTTGTTCTTTGTATTATTGAATTGAAGTGCCATTATCTATTAAAAAT